TATCTGCCAAGGAGACACTGGGCCATTGTATTGCGCAAATATTTTCAACTAAATAAAACTATGTATAATACTGTAAAATAAGCTTTTTCATCTTTTATTCGATAGTATTACTGATCTACAGGTTATAAATCTCCACGACCCGCCTGGCTATTTTGCAGATATCCTCTTTCAGCCAGTCCGGTTCCAATACCTCGACAGCATAACCCCACTGCACTATCCACGTCCTCATCTCGGCTATATCGCAGGCTTCAAAGGACAGTACAACTGAGCCGTCCGGCAGTTCACCCTCGAATTTCTGCGAGGGGTGGTAAATCAGGTTCTTAACCCGGTGGGCGACTTCAGGGATAAATTTCAGCCTGACCCGGCAAACCTTCCCGTCATTAATCACGCCCAAGCAGATGGACATGTAGTCTTTTATTGAAAAATCGGCGGGGTGCTCAAACCTTTGGGAAGCATATTCAAAATATTATTCTCTAAAAAAGGGCGAGTCTACTGGTTGCAGTTAAACGACTGCATTGGGAAAATAGGTGGTTTTGAATCTGGATGGGAATTTTTTGTGGCCTTTTTTATTTGCTTTTAATACCTTATATAAGTGGTAAGGGGACGCAAACTAATTCCTCATAATCATAATGCTTTTTTATTGCAAATCGACAATATTTGTTATCCGGGTGCTCTTGCGGGTAGCTCACATTCTTCTTTTTGCCAGTTTCGCATATAATGTAGTATTCGTTTTGATGTGTTCACCGCCTGAGTGGAAGCCGGTAGGTTTTGAAACTATAGAGAAGGAGTGAAACCATGGATTTCCTGAGGCTTATAGAAGAATATCGTTCCCTGGAAAAGCAGCTTGCCTGGGAAGGATCTTTCAAGGATTACCTTGAGATTGTCAGTGGAAGGCCCTATGTCTGCCAACTTGCCCACGCCAGGATTTATAATATGATCAAGTGTGCCGGGGTTGAAGAGAAAGACACGTTGAAGCAGTATCATTTCTTTTCTTCCGAGTTATTCGGCCTGGAAAAAACCCTGGAGAAGTTAGTTGAGGAATACTTTCACCCGGCTGCCCGCCGTCTCGACGTGCGTAAGAGGATCTTGCTGTTGATGGGGCCGGTAAGCGGGGGTAAATCAACCCTGGTGGCAATGCTTAAAAAGGGCCTGGAAAAGTACAGCAGAACTGATGAGGGAGCTTTTTACGGGATCAAGGGCTGCCCCATGCACGAGGAACCCCTGCACCTGATTCCCAGAGAATTACGGGAGGAGTTCCAAAAACTTTACAATGTTTATATTGAAGGGGAGCTTTGTCCCTCCTGCCGGATGATGGTTGATGTGGAGTACGGCGGGAATATAGAAAAAGTGCCGGTGGAGAGAGTTTTCTTATCCGAAGATAACCGGGTCGGCGTAGGCACTTTCACCCCATCGGACCCAAAGTCACAGGACATCGCCGACCTTACCGGCAGTATGGATTTTTCCACCATTACCGAATACGGGTCCGAGTCTGACCCCCGCGCCTACCGTTTTGACGGGGAACTGAACATCGCCAACAGGGGCATGATGGAATTCCAGGAGATGCTGAAGTGTGATGAAAAGTTCCTCTGGAACCTGCTCAGCCTCTCTCAGGAAGGCAACTTCAAGGCCGGCCGCTTCGCGCTGATTTATGCGGACGAGATGATTGCTTAATGATAAAACCAAAAATTAAACCCCGTAAATACGGGGCTTCCGCTTGCTCTATCTGAGACCGATCTTCGTCTTTGCGTCCAGTTCATAAGTTCCTTTTCCTGTTTTTGTTAAAATTACATGATCGATAACCGAGGACAGTAACTCATTTTTTACGGTCTTATTTTTTGAGGCTTTATAAACGGTTAAGACTTCGTTAACTTTATTTATGAATTCGAGGATCGCCTTATTTATTTTAGGGGTATCGACGACTTCCAGGTTATCCTGGTCAGGGACCAGGGAATTAATCTCGTCGAGTTCCTTTTTAAGCTGGGAGTTCTTCGATTTATACTGGTCGTCGTCGACGATACCGTCCATATACTTTTCTAAGAGGAATTCCATTTTCCTTTTTATTTCTCTCCGCTTTTTGTCTGCGGTCTCCTGGAGATTATTTTTATCGTTCCCGTTAGCCTTTAAGCCAGAGAGGATGCTCTGTTTATATAATTCCCTTAATTGGTTAACGTCCGCTTTACCCAAGTTAACCAGGGTCTCTAAAATGTCTTCTTCTACGTCCCGATATTTTACAAAAGTGCAGCCGTTATTAGTACACCACAAAAACTCCTTATGATAAACGCTTTCCCCTCCGTCTTTCTTATGGTAATGCTGAATACTGTACTGGCGAACCATCCTTTTGCCACAGCGACTACAGACGACCAGTCCAGCAAGTTCACAGGGGGAGAAGTCTAATTTCGTCCTGGGGATGTGGCGACTTTTTCTTCTTTCCTGGGCAGCGTCGAAAAGTTCCTTACCGATAATAGGGTCGTGAGCTTCCTCGACGACTATCCATTCGGACTCAGGGCGATCGTAATATTTATTACCGACCCGCTTCCTGGTTCTATACTGGAAAGTACCGATATAAGCGACATTATCTATTATCCGCTGTACTGAGAGGTAAGTCCAACCGTTCGGGGCTTTCCTGGGGGTCGGTATGTTTAAGGTGTTAAGGTAGGTCGCTATGGCTTTAAAAGCCACGTCTTTAAATGAGCCGTCAGGCTGTCCCAGACCGTCGACGTATAAGTCGAATATCAACTTGACAACTTCGGCTTCCTCCGGGACTATTACGAGGCGGGTCGTTCTCCTGTCCAGCATATACCCGTAAGGAGTGGCTCCGACGACCCAACGACCCTCTGAGGCTAAACTTAGCTTCGAGGATAACATTCTCTCCCGGATCGACTCGTATTCCTCACGGGCGAAAAATAACTGGAATCTGATCTGCTGGAGGTCAGCGGGGTTCTGGGGGTCATAAATTTTATAGGGGGTTACGACATAAACCTTTTTATTTATGATAATGTCGTATACCCGACCCATATCCCCATAGTTACCCCGACCGAGACGGGCAACCTCTTTAACCGCTACAGAGTTATATTTACCTTCCTCTAAATATCTGAGAACTTGCTGGAAAACGGGCCGGGTATCGATTTTATCCCCGGAGCCTATTTCCTCGACTATATCGTAGGGGATACCAAAATCGTCTAAGACTTTATTTATGATTTTCCGCTGGGTCGCCAGGGTATCCTCGCCAGTTCTCCGCTCTCTTTCCAAGTCCTGCCGGGAACGTCTCAGGTATCCGATTATAGATTCGATGTCGTATTTTTCGCCTTTGTAACCCATGAGTGACCCTCCTGAAAATTTTGGTATGAGCTAATTATATATACTAAGACCAAAGGAATCAAGGGGGATATTACGATATTACGTAAATATATATACTGCCGTATTTTACCTCTTGAATGTAATTATACGGAATCATAAGATGACATCTAGCAAATACATAAAAAGGGGGGAAAGGTAGGGTCTACCTATATTATAAAAATAAGGGGAGAGGTTTTATGTTAAAAAAATTAGTTATCGGTGTTATCGTTTTACTAGTCGGATTAGCTGCCATCGGTTCCTTAATCGATCAGTCAGTATCAGAAGGTAAACAAACTGCCCAGACCCAAACGGACCCGTCTTTCGACCCTAAAAATATAGTAGTTAAAGCTGTTAATAAAAAGGCTGTTAATGAATCGACTACTCGGTATTTTTTCGATATAAGAAATCAGGGAACGATCCCTTTTGTCGGTAAAGTTAAAATAATCTTAGTTACGAAAAACGGAGACGAAGTATCCGACCAGACATTTATCCTATCTGATCCCATAGAGCCGGGGTTAGGAGTGAGTCGTTACTATGACTCATTTTACGGGCCAGACGAAATCCAAAGTTTTAAATGGATAAGTACGCTAGGGGTTTATTAACCCGATATAAGTTCAGAAAAACCGTAGGGCTTCCCGCTCTACGGTTCTTTTTTTATGCGAAGGTATTAAAATGAACTCGCGTATAATTCCCCTTCCAGGTCATACCCCATCGACTTTAGAAGGGTTCCTTTAATATCCATTGCGTCTTTAGCGGGTTTATATAAATCGGGATCGTCTTTTGGTACTGGACTCCATCCAGACCATGCGTCCGGTATCTCTAAATTATGAAAGGTTACTAAATCGTAAAACCTCTTTCTTTTACATCCGACTATGGACGCTGCCTCAGTTACCCCGGAGCAGTTCTGGAGAGCTTCGGTTAACTGTCTCTTAGTTATAACCCTTTCCTTCTTTTCCAAGATACCCGCTCCTTTCGAATGAACTTACTCCGCTAATTTAGCAGAGATGCGTTTTATTATCTACCCCTTATGCGTGAAAGGGTCATTTTGACGCTCAACAGGGGTAATCCTTATGTGCGAAAGTGTCGTTTTCGTGTCTGAAAGGGACAAAAAGAAAGTAACTGGCTTAGGCCAGTCCCGGTATTTCGTTTATTCTTTTCGGTTTAAAATGGAGGTCGCGTAATGTCGTAATAGCAAAGGAACAAATTACTGTAATGCGTAATTCATGCTTGCTAGTTACTGTAATACGTAATATAGTAATTACATAAATGAGAGAAAGGGGCCAGCATTAATGGCAAAATTAGAAGGGTTAAACAAAATCCTAATGGACATCGAAAAAGTCAGCGACGCTTATTACGAACTTGAAAACAGTCTTTTATATCTTGACGACGATGAAGCGAGTACCTCCGAAGTTTATCTCGGCTGGGAAGGGGAGGGGGTAAAACACGAAAAGCTACGTAGCCTTAGACGCTATATCCTGAAAATATTAAAAGCAGAAATATGGAATCAAGGTATGGAGGGGTCAAAAATTGAAAAGCGATAACGATGAAATGAGCTTTCAAATTATGGCTATCAAAAATAAAACACAGATAAATAAAATAGTAAAATACTTCGCGGACCGGGGAATCCCGACCAGAATAAAGGCTTACACGTTTTCGGATTATGAGTACGCATTATACACGGACCGAGAGCATTTTAGCAGAGCCTTATGTATATACGAAGACGGCTGCCAACTGGTTAACGTACTTAACGGAAAAACCGTCCGAAGGGCAAAATGGCTATAATAGGAAGGAGTAACAAAATGAAAAGAGTATGCAGAGAATGTGGGGCCATAGAATCCCCGGAGACCTCGAAAGGACCGGAAGTAATAATAGTCCATCCGGTGTTTTACTGGGACCGTGAAAATAAAACCTGGGTCGAGAATGACATCCATAATCCACAGTTCCTATGCCTGGAGTGTGCAAATACCCGAATAGACGAAGACATAAAGAAGAGGTAAGTTAAAAACTTGAACTGGCTGTAAAAGGCCAGTTTTTTTTGTTTTCGCGTCTACAAACAGCTTGTATAGTTAACCATTTCCTACCCCTTTAAATGAGGGGAGTAATTTCTCCCTAATTCAATTTTTAGGAGGCTTTTTGTAAATGGCTAATGCTTATATGGGAATTTACAAAGGTTCCGTTACCTCCGGTGGATCGGACGGAACCCGTGTTTCCGAAGACCCGACGAACGATGCAGCGACTTCCATTTCAGCAACTTTGAACGCTACCAATAACGAGGTATCAAGCGACATTAAACTAGCCATCCGCTGCCTAAACGCAAATAACCGGACTGTCGGAGATACCACGATCGCTATTACCGGGACTACCGCTGCAAAATGGCAACTGGCTCCCGACAATGCGGGATCTGCTGGAACTTATGGAGCAGCCGGGGCGACCCTGACGATCTCTAGTGTGATCGGTAATACTAATACCCTGTTCTGGGCGAAATGTTCTTCGAGTTCTGACGAGGGGCCGTCGAATGACAACTCCGTAGACCTGGAAGTAACCGCAACTATCGAGGCTTTCTAGGAGGTGTAAAATATGCCGTACCTTCCTTTAAGGCCAGAGTGTCCCTTCGAACGGGAGGTCGGCTGTGGCTGTTTCGAGGCGATATACTCTGAAACAGGAGACCTTCTGGGGTATGCCTGGAAATGTATCTACTATGACCCTGTAGAGGGGTGTAGCTTATGAAAACCGAGGTTCTAGATAAGCGGGATAAATTCCAGAAAGTCGTAGATAACGGAGACGGAACACAGACCGTCTCCCTCTTTATTTCTCCTGTCCATTACCAGGATGAAAAAGGCGACTGGCAGGACATAGATACCTCCATTATCGAGAATACGAAGTCCTTACCTAAAATTTATGACTATGTAACGAAAGCTAACGAATTCTCGGTCGGGTTTAAAAGTTTAGCGAACGATAAGCAGTTCATCCGGTTTACAAATCAACGAGGCCAGGGCGGGGCTGTCAGTATAACCCTGACAGGCTTATATCTTTACGACTCCGGTAATCAACATCTCATAGCTTCGCCGACTGCTGCTGTCGGGGTAGTCTCTGGTAATACCATTACCTACCCTGGTATATTTCAGGGGGTAGATCTGGAGTTCATCTCCCTGGAGACAGAACTTAAAGAAAATATAACCCTTCATCCAGAATTTAAACAGACCCTCCCCGATCCCGCTTCGCTGGGGTATAAGCCCGCTACGACCAGGATCGCGATCGGAGTAAAATTCGAATCCAATAACGGAACCCGAAAGTCTGAAAGGCTGGCTTTCCTGGATGCCACGGGCCAGGAAACGATCTGGGTCGGGGCTGTCCAGGCCAATGACTTTAACGAAAAACCTCTGGAGACCTTCGACCAATACTCTGATACTGGCGATTACCTTTACGGTATCTCCTATAAGGACAGCCAGGAAGCAGCTTACCCGATCATTATCGACCCGACCATATACACAACATCAACTACGAGTGGTTATTTAGGTAGTAATATAGGTACTGGAACTAAATACGTTTATGGTGGCGGCTCGAACCCTTTTAGAGCCGGTTCTGATGGTACTAACTACTATAGGTCTTACTACAGATTTGATCTGTCGACCTATACTGGGGTTACAATCGGAACTGGGACTTTTTCTGTTTATCCGACAGCAGCGGGTTCTCAGACAATAGCTCTGTATCAAATATCAGACTGGCTTACTTTAGATACAGTCGACTGGACTGCTACTGTAGTAAGAATGGTAGGTAACTACGGGTCTACTATTAACCAGTATATCGCTAAAGACGTTCGAGCCGATGTTGCGATGAAACTGGGAAGCTGGGTAGCTTTCTATCAGAAGTGGGTATCCGAGGCCAGCGGATTCAATACTGCTATGCTGATGCATGGTTCTACTGCTGCGAATAAACCTAAACTGGACTTCACAACTTACCCGACCTTAACCCAGAATACCGCAACCGCTGGAGATACTCAGGTAACGGTTAACTGGACGAACTCCGGGGGTCTGATCTCCGGGGATAAACACAGGGTTTATTATATGGCAGGGACGGGTCTTTCCGCTGCTACGGTTAAAGGTAATAATACCTACGTCGAAACTTCAGACTATGCCGATACTTCGAAAATAATTACAGGTCTCGTTAACGGGACAAATTACTGCTTCATAGTCGTTGACGTTATGATGGCAGCAGGAAATATCTGTATGGGTACTACGTCTAATGTGATCGAATGTACCCCACATACTCCGACGACTCCGGTCAGTTTTTCGGCTGATACCGTTCGTTCACTCCAGGCCACGTATACGGTTAAAGGTGATACGGTAAGACAATTATCTGGGACTAATACTTTTAAAGCCGATACCCTTCGTAAACTGCGAAAGGCTGTCCCGACATTAAAGGCTGATACCTTTCGAAAAGTTCAGAGGCAGGAAACGGTAAAGGGTGACACGCTACGAAAGCTACGGAGGACGGTAAACTTTTTAGCGGACACGATAAGGAAACTTCGCCGAAACGTAACCCTCCAGGCTGACAGCCTCCGGGTCGTTCGAAGGATCGAGACCATAAAGGGAGACACGTTCCGAAAAGTTCTCCGGGTTGAAGCGATTAAGGGGGATACCTTCCGTAAGGTTCGCCGGGGTGAAACGGTTAAGACTGACACAGTAAGGAAACTCCGGGCCACGAATACTGTTAAGGCTGATACTGTTCGTAAAGTCCGGGTTAACTTAATCCTGACAGCGGACACGGTTCGGAAGCTACGAAAGAACTTGACCTTCGCGGGAGATACGATAAGGAACGTAAGGAAGACAATAACCTTCCAGGGGGACACGGCTCGAAACATACGGGTTAACCTGAACCTGGCAGCTGACACTTACCGTAAACTGACCAGGACGGTAACTTTCGGGGGCGATACTCTCCGGGTCGTTATCCGGTCAAATACGATAACCTTTAGGGCCGATACCATCCGTAACCTGATCCGGTCAGAGACCATCCAGGCCGATACCCTCCGTAAAGTCCAGCGAGAGGAAACTGTCCAGGCTGATACCTTCCGTAAGCTGACCAGGGTAGAAACGGTAAAGGCCGATACTTTACGTCGGTTACAGAATAATGTCGCTGTAGCAGCGGACACGTTCCGAAAGGTCTTACGGGCTGAGACCCTGGTAGCGGACACTCTACGGAAACTACGGAAAAATGTCGCTGTGGTAGCGGACACTTACCGGAAGATCGTCCGGGTCGAGACCGTGAAGGTCGATACTTACCGGAAAGTTATCCGGGGGCTTATATTTAAGGCCGATACCCTTCGAAAACTTCTTATCACGGTTATGGTAAAGGCTGACACGGTTAGAAAGTTAAGGGCCGGTATCATGTTTAAAGCTGATACTTTACGAAGGGTGACAGTAAGGGCGATGTTACAGGCCGACACGATTCGGAAGGTTAACAGGGTCGAAACGGTGAAGGTTGATACCCTGCGGAATTTACGTAAGACCCTGACTTTTGCAGCGGATACCCTGAGACGGATGTCAACTACCGGGAGTACAGTTTTCGCGGTAGATACCCTTCGTAGAGTGGTCGTTACGGTTAACCCGAAAGCCGATACCGTTCGCGGAGTCCAGGTTACAACCGAGGTTAAGGCTGATACGGAAAGACAATTACAGGCGACGGTAACTGTTATAGCTGATACTCTACGGAAGACCCGGATCAGGTTCCAAGGTCTTTTCGATACCCTGCGGGCAATTTTAAGGAACGTCCGTAAACATTCCCCGGACTACAACGTCAGCGAGATTGATGACAGATACGAAATTAGCGAGATTGACGAACGGTTCGAGGTCAGCGAGATTAACGATCATTATGTAGTTTCGGAAACGGACGATGGGTTCGCTGCCGTGGAACTTGAATTTAACTATAATTATGTGGAGGATGGGATCGAAATGAAAACTTTTAGTCTGGGTGAAAGTAAGGAGGTAGGGATCGAATTTAGTTCCACGGACGGGACGAATTTCGAGGTGGCCTCCGCGACCTATACCTATAAGAGTTCAGACGGGGCGACTACTTATTCTACCGGAGGGGCCACGGTTGACGGTAAAAAGGTTTTTATTCTGCTGACCCCGGAGGTCGCGGGTTATTCTCAGGTAGTACAGTTTACGGTAAGTTTACAGCCGTTGACTGCCGAGGGACTACCTGACCCGACGAAAAACGTAGAGATTATTAAGGCCAGCGTTACGGTGAATGTAGTATAAAACACGGACCAGGGCGACTGTCGAAAGTCGACGGGGTAATAGTGAGGAAAGTCTAACATATAGAATTCGGTGTTTATGCGGTCGACGGGATATAGTGAGGAAAGTCTAACGTATATAGTGAGGAAAGTCTAACACGTTAAGGGCTAATAGTGAGGAAACCCTCACACGTATATGTTAGAGAAACCTCACACTAACTATAACCCTAATAACTATACTTACTAATAATATAAAGATGTATTCATACTGTTGCCGTTAGAACTTACTATAATTCTATCCCCGGAAATGGGAAACATTCCGTCGCCGGGGGGTCTGAAAAGATTGGTAAAAGTAGGGGGAAAACAGGGGGATTTCGTTAAGAATGACCCCTTTTTATTACCGTTTTAGTGGCTGATTTTCGGGGTTCTAACACATTTTCAGAGGCTTTAGGGATGTATCTTGAATCCTAGAGCCGTAAGGCTTACGGTGGATTTACGATTAAAGGAGGTTTTAAGATGAAGACATATAATGGTCGCGAGGCCCGCCGACTAGAGAGCCTGGGTCGAAAACTAACCGAGTCCCAGCGTAGGGCTGCTGAGTTACTAGCTCTCCCGGATGTGTACCAAATGACCATAGAACAGATCGCGAAGAAGGTCGGGGTCTCTACTGTCACGATATACCGCTGGAAAAGGAACGACGACTTTATAGCGTATAAGAACGCTATCGCTGATCAGGCTATGGATGACTTTTTATCGGAGGCTTACGATATGCTGCGTAAGCTGGCTCGTGGGGCGAGAACCGACACGAACAAACTAAAGGCTCTCGAACTCGCTTTAAAGAATAGGGGCAAGTTAAACGAAGTAATGAAGGTCGACGCTACCCTCGAAGACAAGCGGACCCAGGAAGACATCGAAGCAGAGATCGACGAGATACAGAAGGAACTGGATAAGATGGCCGAGTATGAAAGGGATGAGGAGTAATTAACTCATCTGTCTCTGTTGTAATATATGATGTGTTAGGGTATAATAGGACCAGGAAACCGTATTAAATGACCCATTATCCCATTAAATACACATCATATATGAGAGGGGGACTCTGCTACCATGATCAAAGCATTCTTAGAGAACCTCGTAAACGAAGGAAAGACCGACGCGACCGTGAGGCAGTACCGATCGAGCCTGGAAAAGTTCGAGAGATGGCTGATTCTCGGAGGGGGGTACGGACGGGGGACCGGGGGGTTCGGGGGGCGGCAGAACGGTCCTGAAAAATACAGAAAAAATTTTAAAAACGGGACGGGTCAGCGAAGCTCCAGCGAAACCCCCTCGACAATCCCGGAAGCCGACCGTGAATCCCCGGAACCATCCAGAGTGGACCCGGACACGATAATTCACGCGACCCAGCTTGACATCGCTAACTTCAAGCGGTGGGCGAGTCAAAACTATAAACCCCGGACCGTTCAGTTAAACCTGATTCAGTTATCCGTCTTCTTTAAATGGCTCGTAAGCCGGGGAATTATCCCGGATAATCCCTGTACAAACATCTCCCCTGTTACCGTTCAGCAGGAGGCTCCGAAGTGGCTCGAACGTAACGAACAGAACAGCCTGATCCGGGCTGTCCGTAAACACGGGAACCAACGGGAACTAACGATAATAACCCTGCTGCTGCATACCGGGATCAGGGTCCAGGAACTCTGCGACCTTCGTATAATGGACGTTAACCTATTCGAAAGGAAGGGGTCCATCGTTATCCAAAGCGGTAAAGGGGGTAAATATCGGACAGTACCGTTAAACCTTGACGCTCGGAAGGCGATCGAAGACTACCAAAAGAGCCGGGAGGTCGAAGGGATCGACAGCCAATCGAACGGAGCAGCCTACTTGTTCACGACTCAACGGTCGGACAAAATGACGACCAGGGGGGTCCAGTTTATGTTCGAGAAATACGAGAGAATTACAGGTATTACCGTTACTCCCCACGTCCTGCGACATACGTTCGGACACGAGCTGGCTGTTCGTAAAGTTCCCCTGGATGTTATAGCGAGGCTAATGGGCCATATGAAACGGGACGGATCGCCGAACCTCGCGATGGTAACTCGCTATACCATTCCAGGGAACGGAGATCTAGAGAGGGCGGTCGAAGAATTAAGCTGGAGATAATTAACTACATTCTATAAGGTTGATGATTAATCTCTATTATTGTTATTTTCATCGGCTTTGTCTTTTTCAAGTAATTTGGCAGCTGCTTGTTGTGGGTTTAAGCTAAAAGTCCTCAATCGTAAAGGTTCGCCTTCCTGCCACTTCTGGTAGATATATATTATTACCGCTCGTCCTAGGGTTAATAACCAATCCTGAAAGCCGGTAATTTGAACAATAACCATACCCCTAACAACAAAAAGGTATTCCAGGAAAAAGTAAGCAAAGACTAAATCCACGATTGCGTTAGTAACCATATAAATTAAGAAATTACCAGTGGTGAACTTTAGAATCCACATTGTTGCAACCGGATATAAACCAAAAAGGAATGGCGTCATCTCATAAAGAGGAAAAACTGTTTCACGAATAACCCAGAATCCAAACCTGACACCTGCATCAATAACTATTGTAGATATTACTATGGAGAATAGAGCAGCGGGGATATAGCGTTTGATGTCTTCTTTTTTCATAAAAAACAAAGTAAGCCAAGGAACGATGAACATTGACCATAAAATAATTTGGTTAATCATAGTGAACCCCCTAACAGTAAGTGTCTTTAATTATTTTTACCTGCAATTTACACTTTATACTTCTTTTCCCGAAGTTTAAAGCAAACGAATTGTTGAGAAAATATCACGGTAGATAAAATAGTTTTACTTCTATCCTCCTTTTATGGTATAATTTGAAAGGTTTGGGTTAAGGGGGGTTAATCGATGGATAATGAAGGGAAAGAAGAAATTGCTAAAGAGTTCGAACTTGTATTAAAAGAAATAGAACTGTCGAAGACAACCGATGAAAGACAAAAAGCAATAGAAAAGGTTTTAAAAATTGCTAAAAGTTACGGAGAAATGTGTAGTACCTCATATAAAAGAGAAACCCGGTAACGGAGACGGCAAGGAACTGTTCTGGCTATAAAACTGGATACCACAAATTACCTACGATAAAGACGCGAAAGCGTCTTTTTTGTTTTAAACAAAACCCTCTTTTTAGCCTTACTTACAGGGTAGAAAAAGGTTTAAATACAGGAGGGCATATGGAAAAGTATATTAACAAGGTCGTATCAGGGGACTGCTTAGACATTATGCGGGGTATCCCATCGGAGAGTGTGAACGCGATAATTACCGACCCTCCCTACGGGATCGACTACCAATCTAATGCTCGTAAGGGAACGAAAAAACTCCCGAAAATCCTAAACGATCAGCATCCGTTTATCTGGTGGCTTTACGACGCTAACCGGATACTCAAGGACGGGGGAGCATTAATCTGTTTTTGCCGTTGGGACGTACAGGAGGCTTTCCGGTCCGCGATCGAGTGGGCGGGGTTCGACGTTAAGTCCCAGGTCATATGGGATCGGGTTCTGTATGGGATGGGCGACCTCAAGGGGGCTTTCGCTCCCAGTCACGACGTTATCTGGTTCGCTGTTAAAGGTAAATTCGCCTTTCCGAATAAAAGACCGAAGTCTGTTATAGTGAGTCAACGAGTAAATGGAAGCAGCCTAACCCATCCGAATGAAAAACCCGTCGACCTCATGGAGCAGCTAATCGTATCTGTGACGAGGGAAGGGGAAACGGTCTGCGATCCGTTTATGGGAAGCGGGACGACTGCGATTGCTGCGTTAAATACGGGTCGTCATTTTATCGGAATCGAAAAGGATATAAAGTATGTCGAGTTGGCTAACGAGCGGATTGATACCTATTTTAAAAATAAAATTGCGTAAGACCCTTCGGGGTCTTTTTTCATTATCGTATATTTACGAGCTTTAAGATGAAGAACGCAAAATTGCTGGTAACATTAACTAGATTCTCTGTGTTTTTATTGCGAGAATTTTAAAAATTATTTTCTATATATCCCGTACATTGAACTCAAGTTTTTTGTTATAATTGTTGAGGTTAACTAGCCAGAAAATATCTTAATTTATTTTTAAGAATTAAGGGAGAATAGAGCAGCATGTGTTCAACAAAGCATATTACGATTGATCTTTTTTCCGGGGCAGGAGGACTAGCCGAAGGATTTCGAGCGGAAGGATTTAAATGTCTTTTTGCAAATGACTTTGATAAAAATGCTATAAAAACTTTTGCTCGCAACCATTTGGAAGGGATTGTATCTTCAGATTCAGTTGAAAAAATAGTTCCAGAGGAAATTAGAAAAAAATTAGGACTTGATAGGGGGCAACTAGATGTCTTACTAGGAGGTCCACCCTGCCAGGGTTTTTCAACTTATGGGAAAAGAGACCCTAACGATATTCGAAATAAATTATATTTATACTATCTTTCCTTTTTAGATGAATTTAGACCAAAAACTTTTGTATTCGAGAATGTTGTAGGCATACTCTCAATGCAAAATGGTAAAGTCATAAATGAGATAACGAAGGGATTAGAGAAGTTAGGGTATGGAGTAAAGGTTCATGTTCTAGATTCAGTAAATTTTGGAGTTCCTCAGTTCCGTAAAAGGGTATTTATCCTAGGAGCAGCCGAAGGGAAAGATATTCCAACGCCAAGAGCTACACATTTTATTGGCTCAGATCAAATACCTATTAATCTTTCTTTGTTTGAGGATAATCTAAGTGAAAAATTGATGCCAGCAGTGACAGTCAGAGAGGCTATAAGCGATCTTCCAGATGAAGCTTTAACTCCAAAAGATACTCACCAACATTTACCATATAATTCTAGTGTTTGTTTAAGTAATTATCAAGTTAATATGAGGGACGGGTCGAAAAACATAACTCATCATTCTGCAAAACAAATGCTAGGAATAAGAAGGTTTCGTTTAGCTTTGCTGAAACCTGGTGATTATGGGACAAAAATAAGATCACGCTTATTAGAGGATGGACTTTCGGAAGACTTATTAAATGATTTGTTAGGTGGAAATGGAATAAGAGACGTTCAAGGATGCAGGACTGAAGACCGTATAAAAGAAGAAGAACTTAGGAATATTTTGTTAAAGGGTCATATAAATATTGACGAGGTTTTAGATACCATAGATGCTAAAGGTTTTGCAAATAAATATAGAAGGTTGGGTTGGGATGTACCGGCTCATACGCTAGTTGCTCATATGGCTAGAGACTGCTCCGATTTTGTACATCCTGAAGTCGATCGTTTTATTACTGTTCGAGAGGCAGCAAGGCTCCAATCTTTCCCTGATACTTACATTTTTGAGGGATCGCAATTTGCCCAATTTAAACAGATAGGAAACGCAGTCCCTCCAAAACTTGCAGCCGGAATTGCAAGGGCTGTATTGCAATTTTTACATCATGAGAATTAATACTCTTATACTGTTATTAAGTATTGCAATAACTTGTCAGGATTTTCTGTTACATCAACATAGTAAATACGCTTCCCGCTTTCTGTTGTCTCTAAGGAAGGTACACTTCGAGTATTAAAACTGAAACAAGCATTAAATTCTCCATGCTTCTCAATATATAAACGTTTATCTGAAGGTTTAGCTGGTGTACCAAGCTCCCCTTTATTTATTAAATCTCCTGCCGGTGGTGGGAAGGATTTGACGTCTAAGGTTGCAAGAATACTAAGAAATCCTTCTCTCATTAATATTCTACTTGTTGGAACATCATCCGAAACTCTTTCAGCTAGACTTACTTTTGCATGAATAGCCCCTAAAACTCCAAAGCCATCGAGACCCCTACCTCGTGCTATACCAATTTTTTCGATTAGTAGATCTATTTTACTACTTCCTATCTCATCTCCTATTTCTAAGCGAGTAAGAGCATTTTCCTTTTCTTTATGAGAAAAGAGAGTTCTTAATCGTAACCCAGATTGCTTCAGTAGGGGATTATATTTATTAGCTAAAAACATCTCAAAAGCATCACCCGATGAACGTACCCAACTTTGTTCAGGATTAGTACCTCCTGGCCTAATTTTTAAATAACTACGATATATTACATGATGCCACAAATCAGAAGGGTTTTCCTGGGGGCAAAGTTCTATAGCTAGTTGAAATGCTTTAGCAATAGCCTCGCGATTTTTAACTTTTGGTTTTTCAAGCAATTGCTCAAGATTCTGAACAATTCTTATGTAATTATCTTCTGAGGTGTTAGGTAGATTAACAATGCGTTGACCTAAATTTCCAAAATCAAGTGGTAACTGCAAAATTCATAGCTCCTTTATATTTTGTTCTAATATATTAAAAATACTAGATATATTAATATGTAAAGCTGATGCAATTTTGTGGATATTAACTAATGAAATATTTCTATCGCCACGTTCTACATCGCTAATGTATGTACGATGAAGCCCACATAGTTCTGCAAGTTTCTCTTGGGAGAGATTCCGTTGTATTCTACATTCCCTTAATGCTTTGCCGAACTGCTTTTGTATATTCATAACAAGAAAAATATCCTTATGTAGACGATTAGTCTACAGACTATACGTGACATATTAAACTTAATTAGTATATCCGTATTATTTTTTATTATTTAGGGCGTTTCTTAGGGTCAAGGATTTTATTTGCTGCTTTGTTAGAAGTGATACGCAGACTGTTATGATAAAAAACTTTTTAAAGAAAAAGAAAGACGCTGATTAGCGTCTTTTTTATTTCGCCATCTTCATTATGAAGAACGCAAAAAAGGAGGTTATCTAATGGGTATTAATTTCGTGGAGGGCTATTGGTCATCTCCCTTTGATTACCGGGACTATATCAGTAAAGCAGTTATCGCTACAGACTCCCCGGTCGAGCGGGTCTTCTCCTGGCGACGTAAGGAAATTCGGATTATCGACCAGGGGCCTTTCGGGATCTGTGTCGGGGCTGCTGCTGCCAAGATCAAGGAAATCCAGGAGGCCAACGAAAGAGACCTCCCGGAAGGCGGGTTCTCCCCGGTATACCTCTATGAGAAAGCCAAAGAGAAAGATGGGGAACCGGATGTCGAGGGTACTTATCCACGGGTCATGTTACAGGCTATGGTCGACAGCGGAGCATTACCGGAAAAAGACCTTCCCCAGACGTTACTTACCGACATTACGAAACTGCCGGTAATTACCCCGGAAATGGACGAAAAAGCTAAAGCCTTTAAGATTAAACCGAATTACGCGAGAGTCCCGGTCGAAGACCTGACCGCTTTAAAACAGGCGATTAAGAATTCCCCAGTTATGGCTGGGGTTATGGTATGTTCTTCTTTCGTCGATGCGAAGGGGGGATATATTCCTTCTCCTTCCGGGTATATCCTGGGGGGCCACGGTATCGCTTATATCGGTTGGAATGATAACCTCGTTTATACCTACCCTGACGGTCATATGGAACAGGGCTTCGTTGAGTTTACGAACTCCTGGGGTCCAGAGTGGGGGGATAAGGGCCACGGATGGATTCCTTATTCGCTGCTGAAGTGGCAGACCTCTAACCTGGGTATGCCGTTCGTTATGGAACAATGGCTTATGTTTGACGTGGTAAGCAGGGTTAAATATTGGAAAGTCCAGGTCGGGGCTTTTTCTGTTAAGTCCAACGCTGAGAGACGGGTCGGTCAGCTTAAACTTTTGGGCTACCCGACATACCTTCCTCCGGTGGGGTCCGATGGGCTTTACCGCATCCAGGTCGGGGCTTTCGAAGAAGAATTCCGGGCCGGGAACTTAAAGCTATCCCTGATCGCTAATGGCTTTAAAGATGCCTTTATTGTTTACGGGTATTAATTACCAGTAAACCTCATTAAACAACTTCGCTCCGTCAGGCTTATTTATCAAGTGTCGGGATTAAAACCGAACACTAAAAAATGAAGGAGTGAAGAATTTAATGGGAGAGTCAAATGTTTCTACGTACCAAGAAAATTACAAGGTGTTTACTACAAGGCAGAGGTCCATTTTCCATCGAGTAATTAGGAAAGATGGGTATGCTGTTATTGAAATACCCTATACTCCAAAAGCAACTAAAAAAACTGAATATATTAAAACATTAGTAAGTCTCGTTGATCTTTCGGAAGTTTTAAAACACAGATGGTATGTCACAGATAACGGTAAAGGAACTTATTATATTAGTACCTTCATCAACGACTCCGGTAAACGAAAAAAGGTTTATCTCCAAGATCTTATAATGGGATGTGTCAACTCTACTATGGTCGCCGACCATGTATTCCATGATACCCTGGATAACCGGAGAGAATATCTTAGAGTGGTTACAAAAAAGGAAAACTCGCAGAACAGAGCGGGAGCAAATAAAGGGAGTACGACTGGAGTTCGTAATGTTTATTATAATGAAAAGTTTGACTATTATTATGTTCAGTTATTTATCAACAAATCATGTAGGAGATTAGGTAGTCATTATAAAACCCTGGAGGAAGCTGCTTGGTGGGCTGCGTATTACCGTTCAATTTACTACCCGAATTCCTTAGAATACCGGGAGCGGGTCGCTAATATCCATTTCGGGTTAGCGTAAATGGCTGAAATTATCCCGTTCCCGGACAAGCAGTACCAGATCATTTACGCCGATCCTCCGTGGTCGTATAACGATAAAATGAGGGGCCATAGTTTCAGTCTGGACCATGAGTACGAAACCCAGCCTTTAAACTGGATCGAGGCTCTCCCGGTAAAAGACCTAGCAGCCAAGGACTCGGTACTCTTTCTCTGGGCTACGTCCCCGCTGCTACCAGAGGCTTTCGAAGTGATCCGGGCCTGGGGGTTCCAGTATAAGACTATAGCCTTTGCCTGGGTCAAAACTTCAAAAAATGGTAAATGGGTTTATAACCTGGGCCGGTGGACGATGGCCAGTACCGAAATGGTTCTCCTAGCGACCAGGGGCCGACCTCAACGGATTATTAAAAACGTAAAACAGCTAGTTATAGCGGAAAGGACGGTACATTCTAAAAAACCAAATGAGGTCCGGGACCGGATCATTGAACTTATGGGAGATTTACCACGGATCGAGCTTTTCGCAAGGGCCAGGGTCGAGGGCTGGGATTCGTGGGGCGATGAGGTGGCTTAATGGAACACGAATTAATTATTTATATTATCCGTTGGCAACTGTCTTCTCTAATACTGGCTCCGGTTATACATTACGGTAATAAGCGGAGGTGGCCATCATGGTTATCCGCGACAGTCGCTAACTTTATCGGATCCTTAGTATTCTTTCCGTTCGATAAATTCGTAACCTTCGGAGGGTGATATATATTAGCGAATCAGAAAAAGCGGAAAATGCTATAACGCTTATTATAAGGGAATATCAAAGGGCTACCGAACTTAACGGGCCTTTCCACAGTTCACATGAGGGGTATGCAGTTATAAAAGAAGAACTGGATGAACTCTGGGACGAGGTAAAGAAAAAAGCGAGAGACCGGGATTATACGGAATTAGAAAAGGAAGCCGTCCAGGTCGGGGCAATGGCCTTAAGGTTTATAATTGACATATGCCAAGACAAGGAAAGGCAGAAAGTGTAAGGGCAACGGTAACGCTGGGAATTACCGTTAAAGAAAAGACTACGACTGGAGGGGGCCAGCCTCCAGTTCTGAAAGACTCCGCTTCCGGTGTTGAGATGAGGCTATTATATAGAAAGCAGAATTACTGACGCACCAGGATGGCTCCTGGGGCGTTTTAATTTGGTGGGCAGGGTGATTGTATTACGATATTACGTAAGAGTCTAATTCGGGCAGCTACGCGTCCTGGTGGCAACCTGGAAGGAAAGGGGGGTCGGGTATGCTCGAAAAGAAAGAACGACGCGAGCGGATCAGAAATATACAGCGAAAAATTAACTCATACCAGGAGTTACGAGGTAAAAAAGGGCTGACCGAAGAGCAGTCATCTATACTATGTAGTACGATGCAGGAATATCGACGGCTGTTAAGGATTGATAAAGCCGAAGACGATATGCTTTATTTTATGTACGAATATTTTAGCGACGACTTAAACCCGGAAAACGACCAGAACCTAATTCCTGCCGGGGTCTCTATGTCGGACGCTCCGAAGTTCCATAAGGAACTCTGCCGTCTATTGGATACTGTCTCTAACACGAACCCGACCGCGAGGATCGCCTGGGCTGCTCCACGGGGTCACGCGAAGTCAGCCTACCTTTCGAACTGCTTCCCGGTCCATGAAATAGTATTTAAAAAGCGGAGGTATATTCTGATCCTCTCGGAGACGGATACGTCCGCGAGGAAGTTTATCGAATGGATTAGTCTGCAGCTTAAATTTAATAAAAAACTTCGGGAAGACTTCGGGGAGTTAATGGCTACCGCGAAGTCTTTTAATACTAAGGATACCCAGGAAGCTTTCGCAACCCTTAACGGTATATTGGTCGAGGCTGCGAGTATCGGTAAGCAGCTACGGGGCAAGCGACACGGTTCCTACAGGCCGGACCTAGTTATATGCGATGACCTGGAGTCTCAAAAAAACACGAATACCCCGGAACTCCGGGAGAAAAACCTCTACTGGTTTAACTCGGTCGTGATCCCGATCGGCGACCCGGAAAAAACTGCCTTCGTTTATATGGGTACGATTATCCACGGGCGGGGGCTATTACCCGCGATCCTGGAAAGGTCGGACTTTGAATCCAAAGTTTACGCAGCTATAATGTCCGGGCCAGACCGGGGCGACCTCTGGGAAAAGTTCGAGGAGATATACCGGGACCAGGATAATGAAAACAGCCAAGAGGACGCTTTAGCGTTTTATAACGATAACAAGGACGAAATGGATAAGGGGGCCAAAGTCCTCTGGCCTTATAGGTTCCCATATTATCAGTTAGTTATGGAGAGGGTTAACATCGGGAGTCGGGCGTTTAGCTCGGAATTTATGAATAACCCGATTGACGAGGAAACCCAAATCTTTAGACCGTCCATTTTTACCTTTTTCGATTACGGGGATTTACTGGATGATAAAGGCAAGAAACTTCCCCTGGACTTTTATCTCGCCTGGGACATCGCCTTTGGTAAAAATAATCGAAGTGACTATAATGCGATCGTCGTCGTGGGTAGACATAGAAAAACCGGGGTTCTATACGTGGTAGATACCTGGGCGAAAAAGTGTCCCGCTCATGAGGCTCTTAATGTTGTAGTCGAAAAAATTATCATGTACAGACCTAAGATGGGGGGAGTCGAAACCGTCCAGGCTCAGATCGACCTCTTTAGGCAGCTACAGGAAAGATTAGCAAAGGAACGGATTTATCATATAAAATTACGGGGCATCGTCAGCAGGACTAAAAAAGAGGAACGTATCGAGTCCCTGGAACCCATTATCGAAAACGGTATCCTTCGCTTTATGCGAAACCAAAGGCTGCTTTTAGAAATGTTAGAACAGTACCCCAGCCACGACCACGACGACCTCCCGGATGCGTTACAGATGGTCATCGAAATGTGCGGGGGGTATCGTAGAAAAACATTATTTAAAAAACCAAAGGGCTTGTAGGTGGACGTTTTAGGTATCCCATTAGATGGGTAGTTTAAAATCTGCTCGAAAGGGGGTTATGACTTTGGCTTTATTCGGTGTCGGGGAATATTACCCTCCCCTAACCCATAAAAAACGTATAGCCAGGTATAAGGAAAATAAAAAGTTATTCCTGGGTAAACATTACGACGTATTCGTCCGAGTACAGAGTTTACTCTCGAAAAGACAGAACGAAATAGTCTACGTTTCGGCGAACCTTCCGGGTATTATCTGTAAGAAGTCAGCCGATTTTTTATTCGGGGAATCTCCAGGATTTTCTGCCGGCAAAGAGAGCAGTTCCCCTGAACAAAAGGCTCTCGAAAGACTGGTCGAGGATAACGAACTGAATATAACAAACTACGAGTCCTCTCTGGGAAACAGCTACAGAGGGGATTCGTTTTATAAGGTTCGCTGGGGTCAGTATTACGAAGGGGTAGTCGATAAGGAGATCGATCCCTTTAGGGTCTTTATCGAGTCACAAAACCCGGAGTACGTCTTCCCTGAGACTATGCCGGGGGACGCGAACAAGATCCTAGCTTATCATATCGCGTATCCAGTTCCGATCATTCTGGACGAAAACCAGGGTACTCTCGCGAATGAATGGCTTTTATACATCGAGTCCCATTATCCGGGGGTCATTAAATACAGCAAGTGGGTTATGTTACCCTCCGTTCTTACCTCAAATAACGAGATAACAGAATGGAGGCTTTCTCATGAAGTATTCGAGGCTCGTCGGGAAGTTAAGACCGGGGTTATATTCCCTCTGGTCGTACACGTTCCGAACTTCTCGACCGACGATGGCTGGGACGGGATCGATGACCTTACCGACCTTAAACCCATATTTGACGAGATAAATAACCGTCTTTCACAGATCGCGGTTATCCTGGATAAACACGCTGATCCCGCGATCGCGGTCCCTGCCGGTACTATAGATACCGACGAAGAAGGGAACCCGGTATATAGGGTCGGGATCGATAAGGTCTTCGAGATAATGGGTAAGGACGACGTTATCCCTCAATACATTACCTGGGATGGCCAGCTATCGGCTGCTTTCCTGGAACTCGAAAAGCTGCTGGATATTCTCCTGGTTCTCGCGGAGGTTCCTTCCGTAGCTTTAGGCCAGGGCGACTCCGGCACGTCCGGTAGTTCCGGTCTGTCTATCAAATGGAGAATGAACTCCCTACTCGCGAAGGTAAACCGGAAACGTCAGTATTATGAAAAGGGCTTACGTCGGGTTCTCCTGACTGCTCAAATGCTGGAGAAGGCTCAGTTAGGTAAAGTCGATTACGAGGTTACTGTTCCGAAAATTAAGTTTAACGACGGTCTCCCTGACGACGAAATGGAACATGCCACGATCTACCAGATCAGGACCGGGGGTAAGGCCACGGTAAGCCAGAAGACCGCTATTATGGAAATGGACGGGCTAACCGAAGAGCAGGCCGACGCTGAATTAAAACGTATCCAGGACGAGGAAGCTGTCGCTGATCCTTCGATTTTTAATAACGATACTACCGATTTAACCGATCAGGAGGATAGCGGGGAAGGTGATCAGTAATGCCTGGATTCCGCGAAATACCTGAACCGAACTACGATAAGGATGTTAACCGTCTTCTGCGTTATTACAAAAGTGCTTTTACTAGGATAACCTGGGAATTACAGACCGTTAAAAACGGAATCGATCAGTCACAGGGGGAGTCCTTACTACGTCAGATAACATTTATCCTGGGGGAGTTAGATAATAACTCCCTGGACTGGTGTAAGGAAACTGTTAATCGAAGGTACAATAACGCGAGGGCTGCGACGTTACTTAGCCTGGGCGAAGCGAAGTCCCTTTCCGAAGCAGCGAAGGGGGTTAGCTTTTCATTGCTCGCTAGAAATACAGCAGAGAACCTTGTTAATGACACTTACGACGATCTTCTGCTCGCTACAAAAAATACAGAAAAGAAGATAAAACAACTTGTTAAGGGTGCTGTTAGCGAGACTATGAGGATGAGGGCTTTAGAGCAGCAGGGTCGTAAGACGATGCAACGGAGTATAGCTGCTACTTTGGGTATGCAATTCCGGGGTATTTCCCAAGATACCGGAAAGCTGACGGGGATCGTCGATGCAGCCGGGAGACGTTGGAAGGTAGGAACTTACGCCGAAATGGTCGTAAGGACTAAACTCCAACAGGCTCACATCGAAGGGGTCCGGGTCGAATGCCTGGAGAGGAACGTCGACCTCGCTGTCATATCGTCTCACGGGGCCAAAGACGGATGTCGTAGGTTCGAAGGACTGATTATAAGTCTTAACGGAGTAACGCCGGGGTTCCCTACTTACGCCGAAATAAGGGCCACAAATCAAATATTTCATCCGAACTGCCAGCATAGCGTTAACCCAGTCCGAGACCTTTCACTTTTACCCCAGTCAGTTAGGGATAAAGCTACAGAAGCATTAAAAGAGGCCGAAAAGGTTCTCGGTACAAACTTCGGGGACAAACCCGTTCCCGTACCAAAACCGAAAAAACCGCGTAAACCCAGACAACCAAAGGCGAAACCAGGACCAGTCATACCGACCTGGGCCGACCAAAAAACCATTAAGGAGATTGAAGATTACGCTTCAAAACTATACCCGAATATTCGCTGGGACTTTGAGGACTGCGACGTAAAAGCTATAAATCCTTCTATGGCGGAGTTCGTTCGACTGGCGAATAAGTATCCAGGATTCGAAAAACGTCTGGTATACGTCGGGTCTCATAAAACGCCAAAGTCTCCTATTTACCCGTATATATGGGATAATAGGGTAAGGGCTCATGCTGCGGTTAACGGAAAGTATGTCGGACTTAACCCGGATTTTTACGGGGATGCAAGGGTATTAAAGGCTAGCATGGAGACTAGTGTCGCACAAGGATGGCATCCGATTGGCTGCGATAAATTAGAGACAACGATGACCCACGAACTAGGCCATCAGGTATGGAACTACATTTTAAAAGAATATACTGAAAAGTCTCTAACTAAGGTCGTAGGGAATAAAGGACTAGGAGAAGGTCGCGACCTACTACTGAGCTTCCAGAGATATAATAATCCGGGGATCAGCTTGTCACGGTACGCCGACACGGAGCCAGCAGAAGCCTGGGCCGAAGGGTTCGCTGCTTTAGAGTCAAATCCAGACTTCAATCATTTCTACGTGCAAAACCAAAAGAGATTACTCGATTTGGTGTATAATAGTAAATGGTATAGTTATAATGGTAATGACGGATGGAAATACGAGTTCCTTGCTTCGGACGACGAGAAAAAGGCTGCTGCTGATTTTAATAAAAAATTATTAGAACTTTATAAGAATGACCTGGGAATAACTAAAAATTATTAAGGGGGCTTTTTATGACTTCGGTTACGGCTCCGATATGTCTTATTGACTGCAAACATTTTAACTGGAAGGATAAGGAGAAGAACTCGTGTCTCGCTTTTCCTGACGGGATACCGAAAGAAATTCTGATAAGTAAAGTAACCCACGATAAGCCATACCCCGGAGATCGCGGGATACAGTATGAACCCAAAGACAAAGAGTAAATTAAATAAGTTTATGACCCTGGCTTAACAGCTGGGGTTTTTTATTTTAGACTCTGGTTCATCGTCTCTCACGTTCCTACGTGGGGGTTTAAGACGGGCTGGGGTTTTTATTTCTTAAAAACTTCAAAGGAGGTGAATACACATGACCTGGGACAGCCTTTTAACTTTTACCGAGACCGACGCTGTAGACAAAAACAGCGACGCGATCTATGTTGGGTCGCTTCCCCTTTCCGAATGTTTGGTTAAACTAACCGCTTTAACTGCGGACTGTACTCTCGACATTACAATCGAGGACAGCGAAGATGGGGAAACTTTTGCGGGGTTAGCTCAGTTCTTACAGTTTACAGCTATAGGTAGCAAATCCATTTATATTAAAACTAATAAGCCTTATATCCGCTACGTCGTAAACGTAACCGGGACTGACGCTCACGCTACTTTTAAACTTCGTATCGGTTAAGAACCCGTTACCTCAAAAATACCACGCGGACGCGACCGCGATAAAAAGCGACTGGTTAAGGAGGACTTAATAATAAAATGGCAGAATCAAACGAAACCCAAAACCCGAACCCACAGAATCCGACTCCTGCTCCGTCTGCCGAGACGAAAAACACGGGTAACGAGCAAGCAGGGGAACACATGATCCCGAAGTCCAGGTTCGACGAAGTAAATAACGGTTTTAAAGAACTAAAAAAACAGCTTGACGCTCTGACGGCTGAGAAAACCCAAAAGGAACAGGAACTCGCCGAAAGAGACCGGAAAGCCAAAGAGGAACAGGGTAAATTCCAGGAACTTTATGAAACTGCTGCTAAAGACCTCGATAAGTTTAAAGGCGAGTCCAAAACAGCAGCGACCAGGGTACAGCAACTCGAAGCCGTTATTAATGGTCTTCTGGAAGCTAAACTCGAAGGAGTACCCGAAGAATTCCGCGATCTTATCCCTGCCAACTTAACCCCGGAATTAAGGTTAGAATGGTTAGCAGCAGCCGAAAAGAAAGGGCTGTTCGGGGCTAAGAAAAAAGAGACTCCGGTCGGGGAAAGTACAAACCCAGCCGGGAAAGCTGCTGGAGACCTTAACAGTATGTCTCCGATCCAACTGTTACGGGCTGCCTACGGGCCGAAACAGTAAAAGCCGAAGGGCTTATTTTTTTTACCCAATGTATTACGACATTACGTAAAGGAGGAATATTAAAATGGCTTTAACTTTAGTCGAATCCGCGAAGCTGTCTACCGATACCCTGCAAAGGGGCGTTATCGAAACCTTCGCTCGTAACTCTGCCGTTCTGGAACTGCTGCCGTTTATGGAAATCGCGGGTAACAGCTATAAATACAATCAGGAGGGAACCCTCCCCGGTATCGCTTTCCGTGACATTAACGCTGCGTATGTAGAGTCTACTGGTGTTATTAACCAAAGTTCCGAAGGTCTTTATATCCTGGGTGGCGACGTGGACGTAGATAGGTTCCTGGTCCAGACTCGCGGTAATATCCAAGACATCCGGGCTATTCATACCGAAATGAAATCTAAGGCTTTATCCCTTTCCTGGACCAAGACCTTCTTCAAAGGCGACCATGTAGGGAGTCCGCTGGAATTCGACGGTCTGGAAAAACGTCTGACCGGGGGCCAAGTCATCTATGCTGGCGACAACGGGGCAGCTCTTAAATTATCCATGCTCGACGAACTGATCGACGCTGTGGAAGGTGAGCCTGACGCTCTCTTTATGTCTAAATCCATGAGACGGGATGTTAAAAAACTTCTCGTAGGTTCGGTTCACTATATCGAGAACGGCTCCGACGCTTTCGGTCGTCCGGTATCGACTTACGGGGGTATTCCCATCCGTGTTATCGAGACCGACGCTTCCGGGGCTGAAATCCTCGGCTTTGGTGAGACCAGGGGATCGTCCAACGTAACCGCTTCCATCTATGCCGTCCGTTTCGGTGCGGAGTCCTATGTTTCCGGTCTTAGAAACGGTACTGTAAACGTCCGAGACCTGGGCGAACTGGAGACCAAACCTTGCTTCCGTACCAGGATCGAGTTTTACTGTGGCTGTGCCGTATTCCATCCGAGGGCTGCTGCTCGTTTAGCGGGTATTACTAAAGCTGCTGACGCATAGTCTTTCCTGTGACTGTGATATAGACGTGAGGGGAGCAATCCTCTCACGTCCCATTTTTTAAAATGATGGGAGGGGCTAATTATGGCTGTTTCGGTAGGGGGAGCGGAAACCTACTTCGCGACTAAAGTCCTCTATTTCGACGAGTGGGCCGATGCCGACCCAGCCGTCAAACAACGGGCTTTAAACGCTGCCTCCGCTCAGTTATACAGGCTTTATAAAAATTACGATCCGACTACGAAACCTCTAGTCGACGACGCTGTATACGAACAGGCTCTCTGGATGTTAAGGGCCGACGATACAATCCGCAAAGCTGAACAGGGGGTCCGTTCGGTATCGGTCTCCGGTGTATCTATTTACGTGGACCGAGTTAACCTTATGGTTGCTCCCCAGGCTGCATTAATTCTGGGTCGTCGGATCGGTCGGACGGTGATCGAATGATCCCATTAAAACAGACCTGTAAAATTCGAAAGGCTGCTTCGCTCGATGCCTGGGGTAAAACAGAAACTGGAACGACTAAAAGTTACCCCTGCCGTATAGACGAAGGGTCTCAGTTAATTCGTAAATCAGACGGTAAGGAAATCGTCGCTAAAGCCTCCGTTATTCTAAAGGGATTGGTAAAGGTGGTCTATACCGATACCGTGGAGTACACGGACGAAACCGGGAATTCTTATTCATTTCATCCTTTGTCTATCGACCTTATTCGGGATATAAACGGAAGAATTCTTTTTACTAAGGTCGTGGTTTAAATGCTCACGATTACAGTCGATTTAAAAGGCGTTCTAAAAAAATTAACGGTCAGGAAGGCAGAGGCCAAAGCTGCTTTAAAGATGGCTATGGAAGACATTACCGACGATTTGGTCCGGGTATCCTCCGAGATCGCTCCTCACGATAAGGGTATCCTAGAAAAGGCTCACGAAAAGGAGATAGTGATCAACGGGTTCTCTGCTGTTTCTACGGTGTCTTATTCCGTCCGTGAGGCTAATAAGGACTATAGTTTTAATTATGCTCTTTGGATGCATGAAGGGACTTATAACCTGGGGCCAGGGTCTTTAGCGAAACCCGGAACTGAGGGAATGTCCGGTACACATTATGATGTCGGGCCGAAGTACCTTACCCGACCGTTAGAAGGGGAACAAGCTACCTATAAGGATCATATTAAAAAAGTCGTAGGAAAAGCGGTAAGGGGGGAGTAACGAATGAAAACTGACGATCTCCTTACTTTCATAAGTGGGAACGTAACCTACACATATTACCCGAACTCCTTTCCTGCTACGGCTCCCGATGACTGCGGGATCGTAAGGTTAACCGGGGGAACGGGGCCGACCAGTACCATTCTAAAACCTTCCTTCCAGGTTCTTATCCGGGCTGGCCATCCCAGTACAGCGGAGACGAAAGCCTGGGAGGTTTTTAATTTCCTTAATCAAAAAACTGGGTTCGACGTGGGGTTAACTCACGTTATTCTTTGTTCCGCTCAACAATCGACCCCTTTATTTATCGGGGAAGACGAAAACGGGCGATCCCTGTATTCCTTGAATTTTAATACTATTTCGGAGGTGTTTTAAAAATGGCTAAAGTAGCTGGTGTAGACGTTCTTTTATACGTCGAGACTGCAACTCCTGGAACTTTCGTCGTTCTCGGTGGACAATCCGGGGCTACCCTTAACCGTTCGACCAACGTTGTCGACACGACTTCCAAGGACGCTAACGGCTGGGCAGAAAACGTGGCGGGAGTGAATTCCTGGAGTATGGACTGCGACGGTTTTATCGTATCTGAAGACGCTGGGTATACCCGTCTGGAGTCTCTCTGGAATTCCCGTTCCTCCATAAAGGCTGAAATCCGTATGCCGTCTGGAACCAAGTATACCGGAACCTGTATAATCGCCGATCTTCCTATGGAATTTCCACAGGACGGAGCAGCGACTTATTCTGTATCCCTAACCGGAACCGGAGCATTAACTCAGGTATAGGAGGTTAGATAAATGGCGACCCTTACTGCTCAAAAGATCGTTCTCGCGGGTCTTAATCCGACCTTCGGGGCTGCTGCTGGGGGTGGAGATGAGTTCGTTAATACTGGTAAACAGTACCTCCATTATAAGAATACCGGGGGTTCTCCAATTACCGTAACGATCGCGAACCAGACTCCCTGCAACTATGGCGGGACTACGACCCATAACGTAGCCGTTGTAGTACCCGCGACTACTGGCGACCTACGGATCGGGCCTCTCGATCCTCTCCGTTTTAACGACGTTAACGGTAAAGTACAGATTACCTATTCCGGGGTAACGGGCTTAACCGTAGCCGTCGTCGAGCTTCCAGTTAAATAGATAGAATCCTAAAAACTCAGTCACAGGAGGTTTTTTTATTTTATGGCTAATAAAGAGAGGGCTTTAGTGGAAATCGAGCTTGACGGTAAAGCTAGGAAAATTCGCTATACTCTTAATTCCCTGGCAGAACTGGAAGACAAGCTGGGGGTATCCCTGGATGAACTTAATAATTTAAAAATGGGAATTAAGCAGTTAAGGGCTTTCCTCTGGGCTGGCCTAATCCACGAAAATGCTACCCTCACAGAGATAGAGGTCGGAGAGTGGGTCGACCTGGATAATATGAATTACATTAACGAAAAAGTTACCGAGGCTTTTAAAGCAGGGTCGGGAAAAAACTAACAGAGAGTACCGAAGGGGACGAAGGCGACCTAAAATTCGACTGGTCGCAAATCAAAAAACTGGCTTTCGGTGCTTTACGACTTAAACCCGACGAATTCTGGGGCTTGACGTTAACGGAGTTTACCGAAATGGTCGACGCTTATATCCAGGACGAAACCAACAGACAGGACCGGGAGTACCATAAAATAGCTTGGCTCGCGTCTAACTTAATGAACGCGATGGGTACTTTAAAACGACCTATTACCGTTGATAGACTGCTGGGTCGTCGACCGACCGAGGCTACCCGGACCATGACTCCAGAAGAAAGAGAGAAAGCCTTAGACGATTTAAAGAAAAAATTCAAAAGTTAGGGGGGTTCTACGAACTCCCCTTCTTTTTTTGCAAAAATCCCGAAAGCAAGGGGGTGAATTAATGGCTATTTTAAGCGAGGTAATGGTAAAACTGAAAGCCGACCTGGGGGGTTTAAAGACTGGTCTAGATCAGGCCAGCGGGATGCTTCAAAATTTCGGGGGTGTGGTAAATAACACTTCGAAAGGTTTTAAAGCTGTCGGGATTGCCGGGGCTGTTATGGGTACTTCGATCGGAGCTGCTCTGACGGCTGCTGCTGGGTTCGGTATTAAATTTAATGCCGAAATGGAGACAGCTCAGATGTCTTTCGAGACCCTTCTGGGTTCTGCGGATAAGGCTAAAGGTATGATCTCCAACCTCCAGGCTTTCGCTGCTAATACCCCTTTCGAATTCCCCGGAATCCAGAAATCCGCTAAATTAATGCTGGCTATGGGTTTTAACGCTGAACAAGTGATGCCGTCTCTTAATGCGATCGGCAATGCGGTCTCCGCGATCGGAGGTAATGAGGAAACTCTTAACGGGGTTACTGTAGCTATCGGTCAAATGATGACCAAGGGAAAAATCTCAGCCGAGGAAATGAACCAACTCGCGGAGAGAGGGATCGGAGGCTGGGATATTCTCGCTAAGAGTATGGGTAAATCTAAAGCCGAACTCATGGCTTTGGCTGCTCAAGGTAAGTTAATGTCTGAACAAGCCATCCCAGCTTTAATGGAAGGTATGCAGTCGAAGTACGCCGGGGCTATGGAAAAACAGGCCAAGACCTTTACTGGTACGCTCTCGACTTTGAAAGATACTCTTAATATGTTTATGGGTCAATTATCCAAGCCAATGTTCGAAAAAATGTCGAAAGGTCTTCAAGACCTAACTGCTAAAGTGGTAGAACTTCAAAAGAACGGAACCCTGGACAAATGGGCAAAGTCAATAAGTGACTCTTTTAATGTCGTCTGGACTGTGGTCTCCACGGTCGGCGGGGTTCTCGTCGCTATCGCTAAACAGGTTATCGCTCATTGGAACGTACTGGGGCCGGTACTCGCGGGGGTCGTCGGCTATCTGGGAGCCTTAAAGGTTATCGCGGTTATTACTGGTCTATGGACTAAATATCAAGATGTAATGAAAGGGGTTAACCTCGTTACTAAACTTTTTAACACACTTATAAAAGCTAACCCTGTCGTTTTTGTTATCTCGGTAATTATAGGGGCTGTGGTGGCTCTACGTCACGCATGGGTAACGAACTGGGGAGGTATCCAGCAGAAGACGGCTGCTGTAGGGACTTTTATTTCCGCTTTCTTTGGTTCCGTTTTAAACGATATAGCGATTGCGTTTAACAGGTTTAAAGCTGCGGTCTTTAGTCTGCTTCTGGGCATTATGGACAGGCTGGCTCCGGTCGTGGGCCTGATCGGTAAGATCGCTCCAGGGTTCGAGTCCGGGTTCGAAAATGCCAGGGCTGCCGTATCTCAGCAAGTCGACGACATTACCCTTAATCTTAACGAACTCTCCGCTACTGCTGGTGAATTATCTTCTAGTTTTATAGACGCTCAAAATAGTATGTACGATACTTTCGCCGGGGGATGGAGAGATTCGATCAGCGAAGCGGGTAGCGATATGGATGCTACAGCGGGATCAGCGGGTAGTTTGGCCTTTTCAGCTGACGACGTGGCTAACGCTTTTAACGGTATGGGTAGTGAAGCAGCCGGGGCCGGGGCAGCGGGGGAAAAAGCAGCCGAAGACAACCGGACAGCCTGGGAAAAAGCCATCGACGCTATTACCGCTAAGATGCAAGCTCTTAACGCTCAGTACGAACTTAACTCTATAACTATGGATAAAAATGCTTCGGAGGCCGATAAGCTGGCTCTGGAGCTTTCTCATTTAAAGAACGAATACGCTCTCCAGCAGGAGATCGTCGATAAGGCTCGCCAGGGTTATGAGGAAATGGCAGCGACCCACGAAATGACCGCGAAAGAGGTCGTCGACGCTGCCAGTAAATACGCTACCGAGGCTAAAACACTCGCGGAGTTATCGACACAGATTAACGGTACGTCTCTTGCTTTGGCGAAAATGTCCTGGCAGACCGAAAAGGCCAAAGCTGAACAGGAACTTTTAAACGCCGAACATGAACTCGCTATCTCCCAGCTAGGAGAGGAAGCCGGGAAAATGGGAGAACTTACCCTTAAAGCTGGGCAACTTAACGAGGATTACGAAAAGCAGGGAGAGATTGTTAAAAACCTGCAAAGAGAGTATAAGGCGACGGCTGCTGCCACAGGGGAAAACTCCGAGGAAACCCGTAAAGCTAACTTGGAATTTATCAAGGCTCAGACAGAACAAAATAAACTCGCTAAAGAGATTTGCGACTCTAATACTGCTATCCGGGATCAGGCTCGCGAAATGAGTAACCTCGTTAACCAAGTAAGCGAAGTCGCGACGAAGTACCGAAGCGAACTTAAAAAGGCTCAGGACGACTACTTCGATAGTATCGCGGAGAATAACCGGAAACTCAGGGAAGACGAACAGAAAGTAACCGACGACTTTAAAAAGGCTCTCGACGATCGGGCGAAAGCTATTTCTAACTTCGTGGGCCTATTCGAGCAATTTACTCATAAAGACGTAAGCGGCAGCGACCTCCTGGGGAACCTGGGGGGCCAGGTGGATACCCTCAAAGACTGGAAGAAGAACCTTTCGACCCTGGCTACTCGCGGGATCGACGAGGGGCTGCTGGCTGAACTCAAAGAGATGGGGCCAAAGGCAGCGGACGAAATCGCTGCTTTAACTACGTTAAGCGACTCCGAACTTACTCAGTATGTGGCTTTATGGAAGGAGAAGAACTCTTTAGCCAGGGCGGAGGCCAGAACCGAACTCGAAGGACTCCGGGCTGAGACTCAGGAGAAGATCGCTGAATTACGGATGAATTCAGCCGAACAGTTAAGCCAGTATTACCAGGAATGGCAGACGACCAGTCAAAAGATTAAAGATGATACCACGAAGGAACTCCAAACCCTCGTCGATAACGCTACCAAGATTGGCGGGGAAATGATCGTAAAGCTGGCTGCTGCTATATCCTCGAAAATGCCTGAACTCTCCGGGGTTCTGGGCGGGATCGGGGCTGCTATGATGGCCGGGGGCCAGGGAGCCGGGGATCAGGCTAAACAGGCAGAGCAACAAAAGAACGGGGTTCTGGGGGCCACGGGTGAACAGACCCAGGGTCTCATAACAGCAAATACTACAGCGACCCAGACGGTAACGACACTCTGGACGAACGCTTCGACCGTTCTGGATACAATTCATACCTCTATTAAGGATAAGACCTTAACTACATGGAACGCGATCGATACCTCTTTAGATACGCTCTGGAATAAAATGCTTACCGACTTAATCGTAACCTGGGACAAAATGAAGGCTCATTTATTCCAGGTAATAACCGAGGTAGATACCCGCTTTAATAACTTAGTGGATAAAGCTGACCGCTGGGGTATTGATCTTATGGGTAATTTTATCTCCGGGATAAGAAGTCAATTCTCGCGGTTAATAAGAGTTCTCGAAGATATGGCAGAAACGGTCGACTCATTTATGCCTCATTCCCCTGCTAAGAGGGGGGCATTAAGTAGCCTGGGCGAGACGGGGCCGGGACTGGTTACGACCTTCGCTGACGGTATTACTAATAGCTTACCGTATTTACGGGGAGCTATGGGTAAGCTGGGGGCTGCTGCGGTTCCAGGGTCTATCGCTTTCGGTGGCCTTAATGGTGGTTCTGCCGTGGCTGCGGACGGTAGCCTCGCGGGTAACACGTTCGAAATTAACATTACCGGATCGAACGGTCAGGAAATCTGGGAAAAGTTAGAGAGGGAGCTGGCTCGCCGGGGGGTGAGATTCTAAAATGGCTGAACAGTTCAATATCGCCGGGACGAACCGGCTCGCTAATGTTATCTCCGAATCTATCAATATTGAGAGGGTACTGGCCTCCGTGGTCGATACCCTCTCTTTTGATATAAAGAACTTACAGCCTAACCAGGGCGATGACGTTCGAGTCATAAACAACGCCGGGGAGGTTTTATTCGGCGGGATCGTCGATGTCGTTAAATATACCCGGAAAATTAATAACGTGAAACTCTGGTCGGTCGATTGCCAGGACTACACATACCAGATAGATAAAAGACTTGTCGTCGAGACTTACGAGAATATGACGGCTGACCTTATCGCCAAAGACATTATCACGAAATACTGTCCAGGCTTTACGGTTATTAACGTCAGACCTAACGCTCCGGTCGTCGAGTATATATTCTTCGACTATAAGAGAGTTTCCGAATGTTTAAAGGAACTGGCTGATTACGTGGGCTGGGACTGGTACGTCGACTACGACCGGGACGTATGGTTTTTTGATCCAAAGACGTTAAATCAATCGGCTCCGATCATGCTGGAGGAAGGGGCCACAAACTACCGGAACTTTACCCATTCCATAGATCAGCAGGGGTTAAGGAACAGGGTCTATATCCGTGGGGGTAAGATGTTATCCGACCCCTTTACTTATGAGGTCGTGGCTGACGGTAAGTCAAAAATCTGGAACCTTCCCCACAAACCCCACGATCTGAGTATGTCGGTAAATACTGCTCCGGTTACGGTCGGGATCGAGTATGTCGACAAGGAAGTGGACTTCGCGTATCTTCTAAACTTTAACGAGAAATACGTTAAGGCAATTGCTGGAACCGCTTTAATTCCAGCAGGAACTACGATCTCCTGGACTTACCGCTACGAAATCGACGTTATAACAATGGTCGAAGACATAGAGTCTCAGAACGCGATCGCTGCTGCTCAGGGGGGAGACGGTATTTATGAACACGTTATCGTAGACGACTCCCTGGTCACGATCGACGCTGCCGAAGCTGCCGGGAATTCCGACCTTAAAGAGAACTCTAACCCGAAGGTAAAAGGGGGTTTCGAAACAGAGACGACCGGATGGGTTCCGGGCCAGCTTGTGAGTATTAACCTCCCGGAACGTGGAGTCGTCGGGACGTATATCGTCCAGAAGGTAACGATCTATCCTCTAACCCCGACTGAGTGGTCATACAAGATCGAATATGGCGGGAGGCTTTTAGGAATAGCCGACTTCCTAAAGGCTATCGTTTCAAGCCAGCAAAAGAAAAAGCTGGCAGATACCAACTTAATCCATAAGTTTATTTACCTCACGGACGAGGCCACAGTCGAAGACGCTTTAACGGTAATTAATAAACAGCCTCCCTTTTATGTGGAACCTGGGTATGAGGATCTAAGACAGCAGACAGTTCCCGCATCCCCGGCTTTTGCCCGGACGAGTACCGCTGTACTTACTGACGGAACACAGGTCGAAGCCGGGGTTCCCCGGATTGAACCGAGTACCTTCGGTAAAGGGTTAATCTTAGAGGGGCCGTCTCAGAACTTCTGTACTAACCCGTCTTTTGATACTAACCTTACCGGATGGACGGGAGAGTTCGGGACGGGAACCTTTTTGCGGGATACCACGAATCAATACAGCGGGGCAGGGTGTTTAAAACTACAGGGCAGCGACAATACCGCGAATAAACGTGCCTATTTTACAGTAAGCCTGGGGGCTAACGAGCCTCTGGCTCTTTCAGCCTGGGCGAAGACTTCCGCGACCTCTAGTGTAAGACTCGCGATATACCTTAACGGGGTTTACTCTTACGGCAATTATCATACAGGCAACGGGGTTTATCAGAGGTTAACCGTAGGGGCTGCGAACGGAGCCTCCCCAGCTACCGCGACCTGTTACGTCTACAGTATGGACGAATATACTCCGTCCTGGATCGACGACGTGATGGCTGAAAAGCTACCTATGGCTACTTCATACCATCCAACGACACGGGCCGGGGAGACTCTGGACGTTCCGGGAAGTGTTTTTACTAAAGGTAACTGGACTGTGGAAATGATTTTTAAGGCTCTTACGACGATGAACGTCGGGGGGTTAACAAAATACCTGTTTAATGCGGGTACTGGTACAGATAACAGATGGTCTATGTATGTTCTGAGTACCGGAGCCATACAGGGTAAAACGGTCGTCGGGGGAGCGGAGTACCTTCTCAATACTGCTGACGGTTACGCTACAAAGGGGAATACCTACCACTTAATGATCTCCGGGGATAATACGACCTTAACCCTCTGTGTAAATAATACTCTGGTCGGAACCAGGGCTTATGTAGAACCCGCGATCGCTGTCCCGGCTTTATTAAACATAGGTTACAGTCAGGTCTACCCTCTGTCGCCGGGTTACTTCCAGATCGAGGCTTTCCGAATCTCCAATAGAGCCAGGGTATTCTCAGATCATCAGGCAGCTTACGGGCAGGAGTTAACCTGGGATGAAAATACGACCTATCTTATGGACTTTAATAACGGGTTTATGACTGCTTATATGGGATTTGGGGAGACCTTCGCGACTGTTGGGACAAAGGCTAGTATCCAGCAAGTCGGGTCTGAGCCGTGGTTAAGGTTCCAGTATTGTACTTCTGCCAACGGGACGATCTGGACAAACTGGCAGGACTACGTTAGGGGGGCTATCGACGTTCCTTACCCTGGCTTTATAAAAGTCCGGGGGGTTACGTTCCAGAATTCCAGGTTTTTAGTTAAGAACTGGAAAGACATTTCCGAAACAGATACTCTCTGCGGTTTTATCGTAGCGTAAGGAGGGGAGTTATTAAAATGCTGGAACTGGTAAGGTTCGAACCAGAGCCACAGGGTCTAACAATCCTGGGCGACTGGTTCTTTTATTTTGACGACGGGACGGTAATTTATAAGCGGAATAAGGTCGTACAGACCGGACTTGAATTCCTGGCAGCTATTTTCGCCGGGGAGCAGACCGCCGACGTGGGTATTTACTTCGCTTTGGGAACGGATTCCAGTCCCGTCGATCCCCTTCTGGATAAAACGCTAAGGGCCGAAGGGGAACGTCAAATACTGGTATCAAAAACGAGAGCGAGTAACGTCGTAAGGCTGCGGACTTTCTTTTTGGCTACGGAGGGGAATGGAGACTGGCAGGAGGTAGGGATTTATGTCGCCGGGACTACCGTCTTAAACAGCGGTATACTGCTTAACCGACTGGTGACTCCGATCAGTAAATCAGATAACCAAGTAATGACAGCAGAATGTCGGCTGTCATTTTTAGGTTAGGGGGTGTTATTTTGACTCTTAATGCTTTTAAAGCAGGGTATACCGTGTTAGACGAAGCGACGATGAACTCCATTATAGCGGGTCAGCCGTCGTCTTTGATTTTCGACGGAACTTTTATCGACTCAAATAATGGGTCTGAGAGTAACGGGACAGGGGTTTTTGAGCATTACCTGTCGACCTCGAACTACTGCCAAAGATTCGGGATCGGCTCTCAGACCACGATCGGGAGGATCGAATTAGAGGTCAAAAAAATAGGGGCCGGGACTGACCTTACGGTCGAAGTCCGGGATAATACGTTTAATATTAACGGTAGTAACGACGGGGTTCTGCTAAAGACCGTAACCTTTCCCGCGAAACTCTTTACGACCGGATATATTAGCTTACCGATAGACCTGTCTAGCCTCCCGTCTTCCGCTTACTACTGGATCAGGCTGAACAAAGCGGGGGACGTTACGAACCATCTCCGCTGGATCGGGGAGGGTTCTTCGGACGCTAACCATCCTACCTATTTCCGGGCTGGAACCTCTGGGGTATGGAACGCTTGCTATGCTGCTCATTTTAGAACTTATGCGAACACTCCGGGGAATTATATTTTAAAACATGGTATATACGGGATTAACGGTAAGACCTGGATCGTTTACGACGGTAATGGTCTTATGTCGTATATCTGGAGATGGCTACCGTCTGCTGACGGAACCTGGAAAATAGCCGAAAAGTTAACGCCGACCTACGATATTAATAACGTAGCGGTAAAGTGGGGGGTGTCTTAAATGTTCGGATTCTTCGAAGCTGTTTACGCTCATCTTACGCGAAATGTGGGAAACAGGGGAGACGCTGCCGACGCTGCCGGGAGTCTACACAGTAAGGTAAAAGAGGGTCGCGACTACCTCGTAAACACGGTCGGGCCTAAGATCGACCGATCCCCGTGGAAAGCAGGGAAACAGGTACAGTTACTATACGGCTATAACCGTACTTCCTACGCTGAGAATACAACTACCGATATTATCAACCTTACGGGGCCAGTTATTATTCTGGGTGGATATATGAATATGATGGCAGCTCCGTCTTATGGTTCGTATTCTATTAAATTAAACGGGACTCAGTTAATAGGTGGGTCTTATGATACTCTTGGCGAATATAACGCGGATAACTGGAACGCTTCCTCTGAAAGTTGGAGGGAAGACTTTGCATGGCAGCTTATAGACGCTTTTTCATGGGTGGCATACTATGACGGTTCGACAAATGTAGATTTAAGAACCCCAGGCTATGCCACGTTCTACATTCCCAGCGGTTTTTATGTAGATTCCAGTTTAAAGTTTACCCATACAGTACCGTCTGGACACGGGTCTATATCTCCTGCATTAAAGTACGGTATTTATTATATTTCCGCTAACTCATAAGGAGGGTAAATTATGGCTAAAGAAACTATCGTCGAAGGAGACCTCGTTTATGAGGTTACAACCGAAGACAGTATCCAACTGGCGAAAGTGGTTAAGTCAGCTTTTACGGTTATCGTCTTTTCCGGTAATAAGACCGGAACCGTAGGAGTTCCTATTACCTTCCAGGCTGAATACCGGGACTGGCAGGGGAACCCTCTCCCGGATGAAAACCGGGATATAACCATTAAAATAACCGGGGAGGTTCCACAGGAGGTAACTTTAACTCCGACTGGAGGGATAGTAGAATTTGACTTTGAAGGAGAGACCCCTGGAACCTATGAAATAAGGGCTGAGGCCAGTTTTACCCATAATCCGGGTTATATTAAGGTGGTGATCCAGTAATGGCGAGACCTTTAATTAAGGCTAAAGCAAAGGAAAACCAGGCTAAAAAAGATGCCCAGACAGAACAAGATAAGACAGACCTCATCTTACAAAAACTGGACGAACTACAGGAAGAAATAAGACAGCTTAAAAACAAATAGGACGCTTAAAATAGCGTCCTTTCTTTATTTAAACGGAAGAGGGAGGGGGCATAATGGAAGACTCCATTATAAAAGCAGCCATAGAACAGGGTCTCTGGGCTGTTTTATTCGTTTCGCTGTATTTTTACCAGTTAAGAGAGAGTAAAAAACGGGAAGACCGACTTATGGACTTCATCGACGGTATTACTGAGAAATTCGAGGCTATCGACCGTAGAACCGAAAAAATCTCCTGCGACGTAGCAGAGATCAAACAGGAAATGAGAGACGGGAGGAAGATCGCTTAATGGTAGAGATAATTAAAGACTTTGTTCCCGCTGGGGCCAGGAATCGACCGGGGCGACCGATGGTTCCCCGGTTTATTACTGTCCATAACACGGACAACACGAATAAAGGGGCCGATGCGTTAGGCCACGCTGCCTATATAAAAGGTTCTGCTGCCGGTAGTACAAGCTGGCATTATACTGTTGACGATAAGCGGATCGTCCAGCATATCCCAACAAATGAGGTTGCTTATCACGCTGGCGACGGAGCTTACGGGCCGGGGAACTCTACTTCGATCGGGGTGGAAATCTGTATGAACTCTGACGGTGACTATAAGAAAGCGGAGGCTAACGCTGTCGACCTGATCCGCTGCCTCATGGTTAACGAACATATCGGGATCGAAGGGGTCGTTCCGCATAAAAACTGGATAGATAAGAACTGTCCTTCTCAAATATTACCACGCTGGGATCAGTTTATCATAACCATTCAACAGGGGATGAAACCCGCTAATACTGTCGAGTACGTCGTCCAGAAAGGCGACTACATGAGGAAGATCGCTGACTACTTTAATGTAACTGTCGACGAAATTATCGCGGTTAATCCTCAAATACTAGAACCTTCCGTCCTTTCAATAGGTGAAATTATATACATCCCTGTAAAAGCGGACCCTCTCGCGGACGTTCCGGGATGGGCGAGACCTTCCGTTCAAAAAGCCGTTAAGAAGGGAATCATTACCCAGCCGACCGGGGATGAGACATTCTATAGGGTTATGGTAATCCTGGATAAACTTACTTTACTTAATTAACTTGTTAGATACCCCTATAGGCAGACTATATGGATGGGGAAAGGAAGGAGGTGAGATAGAAAATGCTGGAAATGTCCGTCGTCGTTGCTATTATGATCGCTATGGGTCAACTGTTTAAACTTTACTTCGATGGTAGGTACGTCCCGATCCTTACTATGGTTATAGGAATTATCGCAGGTATTTATTACCTTCCTCACGCTACCCTAGAAGCTGGAATTCTCCAGGGCATTATCGCGGGTCTTACCGCTAACGGATTCTATGATCTTACCAAGGCTGCAAAAACTGAATAGTTTATTAGCCTTTAAAGGTTAAGGGGTCGGGTTGATCGACCGTAGTTCCTCTCTCCGTAAACTGGCTCGTTAGCGAAATACGTTAGCGAGCCATATCCACTTTTTAAAATATATCGCTAAAGGAGACTGAGAATGACTAACGAGAATAAGAGAATTATCGGTATCTTACTGGTCCTGGCTCTTTTGATAACAGCCTTCCTTCTAATGTTTAATCCTGCTCCCGCTCACGCTGGGACGGTAACGGATCGGGTCGAAGGAACCCAGGTTTTTAAAGATACCGCTCATTATACGTTTTACACTTCTGATTATAACCAGTACCTCCGGTTAAAGGAAAAGCCTAACCTCCAAAGGCTGAACGTATCCATTAAGTATAATGGGACTTTACCAAGTGAGCCTGTAAAAACCTATGTTACCGGGACTCAGACTTTTAAAGAGTCCGCTGCTTGTACGTATTACATTAAAGACTATAATCAATACCTGAGACTAAAAGCGAAGTTCGTTAATACGAACGTAAAAATAATCTTTACCGGAAAGGTTCCGAAGCCTGTTCCTAAACCGACCCCGACTCCTACCCCAGTTCCGGTTCCAGTTCCTACCCCGACTCCTACGCCGACCCCTACCCCTGCTCCTACTAACGGTCTTACGGTAGCCGAGCAGAGGATGGTCGACCTTGTTAACCAGGATCGGGCTGCTGCTGGACTCCCGGTTTTAAAGGTGGATATGGGACTGGTCCAGGCTGCGAGAGAAAAATCTCAGGATATGAAGGATAATAATTATTTCGCTCATACTTCGCCATCGGGAGTTACCCCGTGGGACTTAATGAAAAAATACGGGGTCACTTATAAAGCTGCCGGGGAGAACATCGCTAAAGGGTACAGTACCGCTGACGCTGCCGAAAAGGGCTTTATGAACTCACCAGGACATAAGGCTAACATCCTGGGTAATTATACTCATATCGGAATCGGTATCGTAGGTAATTATTATACTCAGGAATTCGCGATGGAATAAAAGACTTCATATATAAAAGGATGGCTCGTTAGTCGTAGTCCAAACGACTGGCGAGCCTTTTTTTTATCCCCAAAAATTTTATCCATTCCTTAAACAAGATGGTCGGGACGGGCTTACTTACCGTAAGGAGGGGGAATGAACAAATGGTTAAATATTCGACGGCTCCTCACAAAGAACCCGACCTTACGAAACAGAAACGAAAGGCCGATCTCTGGTGTCCTTACTGTGGGGAGTGGAGGAAGTACAAGGCTGACGGATGCGGTTATAAACGCTGTCCGGTATGTACGATCTCCACGGAAGACTTCTGGGTGAAAATGGCTAACAAAGGGGGTGATAGATGCTGAATTCGAAGGTATTTATTCAAATGTATAAGGAAGCCATAACGAGCGGGTTGATAGGTGAGTTAGGAGGAAATCGCTGGGCTACCCTTTGTGTCCTGGCTTCCCATATGAAGGAAGACGGGACGGTCTACTTGTCCCAGGATAAGATCGCCGAGTATATGGGTATATGTCGGGAGACCGCTAACTTGAGGATAAAATCCCTTTTAGAATTTCGGTTCCACGATAAACCAGTTTTAACCCTGGTCAGTAAGGACGGGGGGTTTACTAAAAGATGTAACGTCTACCACGTCGAGCCGATTTCTCAACTGGCGATTTTTAACGGGTTAACCGAGTCTGTGGAAGTGTTAGATAAACCTAACACATATATGTTAGAAAACCCTAACACGTATACGTTAGATAAACCTCACACTAACTATAACCCTATTAACAATAACCCTATTAACAATAATAAAGATACAGATTCGGGCCAGACAGAATTAAAAAACGGTAAGGACGTTATAAATTACTTCTGTCATAAATACCGGGAGACCTATACTGCGAATTATGCTCCTTCCTGGGGTAGGGACGTTAAGCTCGTTAAGGACAAGCTGATCGCGAATTATTCGATGGACCAGATCAAGGCTATCCTGGACGTTGTTTTTAAGGAGTATGATACCCGCTGGGCAAAGCCGAAATACCCGCGACCCACGATCGGGGCCTTAACAACGTGGTTATCCAATGAGGCGATTACTATTATCCAGGTCGAGGAAAAGAAAAAAGTCGACTTTGAAAAGTCCCTGGAGGTAGAGGAGACCGACTACGAAAAAGCGAGGGAAAGAATGAGGAGGAGGAGGTTAACCGGATGACCCTAGAGGCTAAATGTATGCTGTCTACTACCTGTAAAGTCGCCGGGAATCCTGCTCATTGTAAGGAACTTTGCTACGGGTATCGTTACTTTCATGGGGCCAGCGGGGATGCTGGGGTCTGGGCTACTGCCGGGATACCGAAGGCTTACGGTCGGATAAGGCAAGCCGACGCTCCCTTTAAGAGGGAAAACTCCGGGGCCTACGGTATGATAAAGACTTACTGTATGGACATTTTAGGGTTCGTTAACCGAGGGGATGGGCTTTACCTTTACTCCGTACCAAACCGGGAAAACCCGAAAGGGACCGGGACCGGAAAAACTACAGCAGCCGTTATTTTACTGAACGAATTCCTGGTCGCTAGAATGAGGGAGCATATTAAAAATATTCGTAGGGTGGACGAGTCTCCTGGTGTTTTTGTCAACGTTGCCAAATTCCAGAACCAGTATAACGCTCAGTTTAGGGGGCCGAGGTCAGTCCAGGAAGAGGCCAGCCGAAAATACTACGAAATCAAATCCACGTTATTACACGTCGAATTTTTAATCCTGGACGACATCGGGGTCCGGGACGCGACCGAGGCTTTTAAAGGGGAATTTTACGAAGTTATCGACGAAAGGGCCAGCGAATTAAGGGCGACAGTTTTTACATCCAACGTACCTCTTTCTACTATCGCCGAGATTCTGGACGGACGGATCGCCAGCAGGATCGAGGGTATGACGGAAACGGTATCCTTTATTGGCCGGGATTATCGTCGGAGGGGGGATATGGATTGATCGAAGCTCAATTAATATCGAAGGTGCTCGACGACGATAAATTCCACGAATTACAAAGGTATAGCATCGACGCTTCCGACTTCCCGACCCTGGCTCTCGTTTATGAATTTATACGTGAGTATGCAAAGGAAAATCAGTCCGTACCGGATTACCGGACGGTCGCGGGTAAGTTCGAAGACTTCGAATATATCCCGGAGGTCGCAGATTCTTACCGTTATCTATGTACTACGTTAAAGGCCACGAACGCAAAGCGACAGGCTTTCGAACTCCTGCAGAATCAAGCCGTTAAGAAGTTTAACGAACTGCCGGGGGATAAGTTCATCCAATGGTTGAAAGCGGAGACCGAGCGGATCGAGAAAGCAACCTCGGCTGCTCACAGCCTGGGGACCGACTACGCGACGAACGGGGTCGAACGTGAGGAATGGTATAAGGACGCTCAGAAAAACCGTTCCAGGCAGTTTATACCGACCCCTTACCCATCGTTGTCAGAGGCTTTAGGTGGGGGTTTCGAGGTAGGAGATTATATCCTTCTTATGGCTTTTACTAACCGGGGTAAGTCCTGGGTCGCGAGTCATATCGGGCTTACAGCCTGGGAGAATAAATTCGGGGTTCTTCATTACTCCCCGGAACTGTCGAAAAAACAACAGGCATTAAGACTGGACACGTTAAAGGGTCATTACGATAACACATTACTCCGTAGGGGTCGACTGGCCAACGAAAAGGAGTACCTGGGGTTCCTTAAAGGGTTTAATTTAAACAGCGAGACGGCTCCCTACATTATTAAGACTATGGAAGACCTCCCGAACGGGCTAACCCTGGAGGCTGTCGAGGCCGACATTCAGATGAACCCGGAAGTTAAACTGGTTATCATCGACGGCTTTAACCTTATGATCCACGGGGGCCGGGGTAAAATGCGGGACTCCATGACCCAGACCTCCAGACGGCTAAGGCAGACATTTGGTAAGTATAAGGTAGCTGGACTGGTCGTCCATCAGACTCCGGGGGCTGCGGAGAAGGAGAATAAACCGGACGACGATGGGGTTAGGGTTTTGAAACCTCCCAGGTTAACTGATTACTCAGAGACGATCGCGGTTATCCAGGATGCAGCGACCGCGATTACTTTCGACGCTGATGAAAGCTCTGGGAAAATCTCGGTAGAAAAAGCCAGGGAACCAATGGTCGGGACGGTAATAGACCTATCGGTCGATTTTAACCAGGGGTATATAAAGGAAAAAGACCTGACTGAGTTATTTTAAGGAGGGCTAGCGTGGCGATAATGATTCTTAAAGAAAAAACCTCCGCTATCGAAATACTGGAGACTGTTCTCCAGTACCTTAAAGACGAAAAAACCCATTTAATTGATTCGGAGGTTTACTTTCAAGCGGAGACCCGTATCTTGGGCCTGGATGAGAAAATGTTTAATGTTTACGCCGATACGGGTATAAGGAACTTCCGTATTAAAATTAAGGCTCAGAACGAAAAGGACTCCACGGTCGACCAAGAGGCAAAAAGTTATAGGAGGTAAATGGATGGGCTGTCCATTTTGTGAAATCGAAAATCGCATACTCCTGGTCGACGGGGTAGTCGCTTATGCGACCCCGGACACTTTCCCGGTAAGCCGGGGTCATACCCTTATTATTCCCAAAAGACACGTAGAGAATTACTTCGACTTACTAAGTGTCGAGAGGGAAGAGATAAAGGCGATCCTGGAGGTCTGTAAGAGCCTCCTGGACTACCAATTCCGACCGGACGGATATAACCTGGGGGTCAATGTCGGGGTAGCAGCGGGGCAGACAGTTCCCCACGTTCACATTCACGTTATACCCCGGTATAGCGGGGATATGTCCGACCCTCGCGGTGGAGTCCGGGGTGTTATATCAGAGAGAAGAATTTACATCGTAAAATAAAAGTTACCTTCCAAAAAATAAAAGTTAGACTGGATTAAACAAAAACAGATCAACCGGCTTACTTACCAATTTAGAGATACCTAAATAAAAATAATTGGAGGTAAGCCAAAATGTTAAAAGTATCAATCGAGTCCGAAGGTTCCGAAAATGCTCTTATGGAATCCCGTTCCCTCCGTGACCGTTACGCTGATCAGGTAGATGCTCTCGAAAAAGTAGGTAAGCTGACTATGTTACCGGACGACCTACACGTTACTTTAGAAATGGCAGCGAATTTCTTTAAGGTCGATAAGGAGGCTGTAAAGAAAAGTATTCAACGTAACAGGGACGAGCTAGATACGGACGGAATTAAAAAAGTCCTAAGAAATGAGCTTTATGTCCTTCTGGGACAAAATGTCCCTAAAGAAAAAATCCCCGTACAGGCTCTTTTACTCCCACGTCGAGCCGTTCTCCGAATCGGGATGCTTCTCCGGGATAGCGAAGTCGCGAAGGCTCTCCGGTCATATCTGCTGAACGTCGAAGAAATCGCCAGGAGGGAAGCTCCGAAGGTTATAAAGACTGCTTTAGAAAAGTTGCCGGAGGATTATGAGGAAGCTCTCGAACAGCTATTAATACAAGTAAGAGAGAACAAAATGCTTACCGCAGAGGTTGAAACTATAAAGGCTGATAACGCTATAATGGCTCCAAAGGCCGAACGGTTCGACGATTTGATAAATAGCAGAGGCTCTGCTCATATCGGAGATATAGCGAAGACATTAAATTTTGAAGACATGGGGCCGAAAAAACTATTTAGTTTCCTGAGAGAAAAAAAGGTCTTAATGAAAAACTGGAAGAGTTTTAAAAACATCCCTCTCCAGAGCTACGTTAATGCTGGGTACTTCCGGGTTAAGTATAGGCCAGTCGAAAATGTATGGGGGGATAAAATAGGAGAGGTAGCGACTACCTTCGTAACTCCTAAAGGAGCCGTATTCATTCGTGATTTATTATTGAAGAATGGCTATGAACCAAAGGGGGCTTAATTAATTGGCTAACAAAAAGGGAAACAAAAAGAAAAAGGGCCAGCCACAGCCGACAGTAGTCGACCCGAAACAAAAACAACAGAAGAAGAAAAAGAAGGGTAAATAATGATTAATATCCGGGGCCACGAAATAGAAGTCGACATATTCGGGGAACTTAATAAGTACGACTGGCAACGTGGAAAGGTCAGGGGCGAAAAGTTCCTGGCCTGTTCCCCTTTCCGTGATGAGAACCATCCATCCTTTGCAGTCCGGTTAGATACCGGGGTCTGGATCGACAGCGGGACGTACGATCTGGAATGGAAGAAGGGGAATTTCGCTCGACTGTTGTCGTACCTGAGAAATGAGACTTACCAGGAAGCCGAAGAATATCTTATCTGCGAATATTCCCGGTCGTTATCGAATACCGAAAAGCTAAAGCTGAAGTATGACCTTACCCCAAAAGAGACCCTTCCATTAAGTAAGGATATTTTAAACCTGTATAACTTCAGGCATAAATATCTTAACGGTCGCGGGGTCGACGAGAGGGTCCAGAGGGCTTTTACGGTAGGTTACGATGAAAAGGACAGGGCAATAACCTTACCCTGGTTCGATCGTGTCGGGAGGCTGGCTAATATAAAGTTTAGGTCCATCCGGGATAAAAGATTCTGGTACTATCCTGGGGGCCAACCTATTCGGGATCATTTATTTGGTCTTAATATGCTTTACAGGGTTAAGGCCGAACGGGTGTATATCGTTGAAGCTGAAATTGACGCTCTGACCTTATGGCAGAACGGGATCGCTGCGGTGGCTATGGGAGGTGCTAACCTGACCGGAAAACAGCGGGAGCTTATCCTCCAGGCTCCGATCCGGGAACTGGTTATCGCTACGGACAACGATCAGCCAGGGCAACGGATCGCGGACAGTATTGTCCAGCAGCTTAACGGCTACCTACCACTTAAAAAAATAGAACTCCCGACCGGAGTAAAGGATGTTAACGACCTTCCTTCCGGGGAGTTCCTGGGAGTGGTAGAGAGGACTTACGACGTTAGCTTTAATTTAACATACTCTCTAATTCTTTAAACTTATCCTTTGACAGTACAGCTATATTGTTAGTACCAGACATAATGAGGTTATAGGACTTTCTCCCGAAAGGCTTAACCTCTTTTATTTTTTTAATATTAACGATATAGCTTTTATGTGTTCGTAAAAAATCATTACCCCGGAGGGTCTTTTCGAAAGAATCTAGGGTATCGACGATCTTAATACTCCGATCGGCTGTGTAAATAAATGTACTTCTTCCCTCTTTGGTAACAAAAAGAATTTCGTCCATACTTACAAGGGCCAATCCGCTGTCGGTCTTTGCTATTATCTTATGATCCCTTTTATCTCCGCTAATTGTAGAGTGTATCTTGCGAACGGTCTCCTTAATGCGATCGAGGTTAAACGGTTTTACTAAATAGTCAAAAGCATAGTATTCGAAAGCATTAATAGCGAATTCTTCGTAACCAGTAGCGAAGACGATAAATGTCCGGGATTTTTCTTTTTTCTTGTCCATTTCATAAACTAACTTCGCTATATCCAGACCGCTTTTACCGGGTAAGTCCA